TTCTACTCTTATCGTATACTTGGTCATCACGCCCTTGCTGATAAAACCATTTTGCTATTTTTATGTAGTTCATTTCTCTTTGGTGTTAAAGGTTTGCGCCCATTTTTATATGTGTGCGCCTATAATTTGTCAGTTTTTAGCCTTACTATATGCAAATGCTCGTAAGGCTATAGCCTGATTTGCTAATCAAGGAACATCCACATCCTCTACCTTGATAATAATATTCTCATACTTTAGGCTCTGGAGTGCTCTCCTGCATTCTCTAGCCTTATCAATCGTATCATAGATAGCCTCAAACTTATCCTTTACAAATACTCTAAATCTTCTCATCTCTATATCTAAAAATTAAATGTTCTGCTTTTTCTTGATTGAATATAGGCTTTAGCAATTTGATTGCGAAGAACTCTATGTCCTGTATTTCAATATCTGGATATTTCTCTTGTATTCTTTTATCATATGCTGATCTGATTGCATCCAACTCATATGTATATCTAGCATATTTTATAAGGTTAGCGAACTGACTTGTGTTTGTATTACCATTGAAATGTGAGCCAATCCTACTTGCTAAATTCTGTGCATACCCCAAGTATAGTAAGTTATCATCATCTGAATACAATCCATATATAGCACCACCTGATCTCCCTAAAACATCTGTTGCTTTTCTAGATGCAGCTAGGTATTTATAAGTAACCTTATCAATCCTATTCTTTCTCAGATATCTTTTAATGACATCTCTCTTCATCTCATATTCTTTTTATGTATTCTCTTTAACCATTCCACCTTCTCAGGCACATCGCCATGCTCCAGATGACAAGGTCTGCATACCGCCATTAGATTCTCTATCCTGTCCTTTGATAGACTACCTCCTGATCCTCTATTCTCTATATGATGGATATCTACCGCTCTACTTCCACAGATCTCACAAGGGATGAAATCATCCAGAACATAATTGAAGTATTGCATATAGATTTTAGTATGCTTTTTCATATGCTGATAAGTGCTTCTGCACACAGGATCGGAGGAACAATGCTTCTCTCATAATTTCCCTTCAATCCCTGAGTACCTGTTTTGCTTCCTCTTGGTGCTGCCGTATGACAAGGATCACCATTCTTACACATAGGTCTTGGCTTCCACTTGAAGTTATTAGTCCAGATATCCGTTGGTTTCATTCTATCATCCCCATACTGACAATAGGTCAATGTATGTCTTAATGGATAATAACTCATGAAAGGCATCTTTCTCAGCATCCCTCTAGGATTCTCTACATAGTAGATAAGATCAGGATTTAGCTTCAGGAAGTATTCTATAATCTCCTGAAGTTTAGCCATCATCATATCACTCTTCTTAGCAAAGTCGGATGTTGCTACTCCTCCCTTTCTATGGTGGCTGATTGCTGCTATTGAATAGCTAGTACAAGGAGGAGATGCCCAGATGATATCAGGCACAAACGGCACCATTCCTTCCTCAAACTCTAAGATGTCCACTACATAATCTATCCCCTCAAATGGATTGATATCTGAGGAGAACACCTCATATCCTAAAACATCAGCAACCTTGCCTATGCTTCTGGATCCTGCAAATAATTCCAATACTTTCATAATGTGTCTCTGATGATATATGAATCCAGATCCTGATGATTCACAAAGAAATCTCTGTAAGTCTTTATCGCTCTCTGGAACTTAGCCTCTCCCCTTAGATAGAACTCCTCTGATACATCATAGATCCCTATATCACAAGATGATTTGTCCAGAACTATGAATGTGAAATCCTTGTAGGATGTCTGGAAGAGATTGCAGTAGATATAACATTGAAGGTCATATCCATATTTATCTGCACTATATCTGAATGCCTTGATATCTGTGGTTGTCTTAAGATCAATAATCTCTCCCCCTCTCTGGATATCTGCTTTCCCTCTAAATGGAAATCCTCCAATGATATCTACCATAGGAACTTCACATTCAGATCCTGATAGATAACTCAACGCTATCTCATTCCTATTGAAGGCATCAGCCATCCTCTCTCCTGCTTCCAAATCCTTTCTAGTAATGCAGGTCTTAGGATTGTCCTTCTGGGCTTCCTTGAATGCCTTAGTATTCTTTGAAGCAACATCCACCACCTCAAAGATATCCTCAAAGTTCTGAGGCTCTAGAATCATCACATGAATTACCCTCCCCATTAGAAGAGCAGGAGATGATTCATTAGAACCATACTTCATCACATTACTGAAGGTCTTAGGACTATCCAGAAGCATCTTCATAGATGATGAGGATAATGCTATCTTGTTTAATGCACCATAATAGAAATGGTCATCTCTTGCACTTTCAATAAGCCAATTCTGATCGTAATCAGATCCATCTAGCATCAACATTATAGGGTAGTATTTAATAGGATTGCTCCTAGTTTAGCAACAGATAGAACTGCTGCTGTAAATAAGAATGTTCCTGCTAACAGGATTGAGTAGTATTTCAAATCTCTCTTCTTCATCTCTCTTTATTTTAAGATTTAATCAAATATAAAAAGAAATTTTTAATAACTATTCTTCTTTATCAAAAAAAGTTTCTCCAATGAAATCCTCTAGATCCTGAATCCTCTTCTGGAGAGACCTGATCTGATTAAGAGCAACCCCTAATCCAACTCCAAATAATACTAAGATTCCCATTTATAAGGCAATACTTCAAAGATTAGATCCTCAACATCTGAGAACTTCAGATAAGTAAACACATCCTGAGCATTGTATCTACCTATCCATTTATACTTCCCCTCTTCATAGGGTATCCAATTCTTCCTGATCACTTTAGATCTATCAAAGACCTCACACAGATCTAAGGCTCTTGTCCTGAGATGATTCTTCCTGAATACATAGAAAGCCTCAGGAAATTGAAAAGCAATGTACTCAGCCTTGCTCTTCCTACTACACCATCCATGCCCTCCCCAGACATTGATAAACTCCAGAAGGATAAACCCTGAATGATGCATCTTCTTTAATCCTTTCACATCTACCTTCCTATCATCCCAATAGAAGTCAATATGTTTCTTATCATCTGCTAATGATGATTTGTGCGCACCTGTCAATTCCCTGAAGAGAGCCTCTCCAGATTTACCGACCTCAACACAAATGGCGGTTCGGGCATCAGATAGTTTCCTACCCTCCTTAAGATACTTCTTTAGTTGCATCTAGGAGTTCTGTTAGTTCTCTAATCCATTGTATCCAGATCTTAGGAGAACAGGTGCAAGGCACATCATACTTGTGATTGAATACTCTGGAATGAATCTCTGCTATTCTTACTCTCTGATCATGATTTAGAGTTTTCTTCTTTAGAACACCTCCTGAGAGATAATCAATCTCCTCCTGATCCAGACATTCAGGCTGCCTAGAATATGGAAACAACTTATTCAGCTTCTCCTTCCTAGCATCACATCCACAATCCTCCCCTGCAATAGCTTTAACTACTTTCTTAATTCCTGTAGCCTCAGTTATCTGTTCAATAGTATCACCCAATCCCTTAGGCTTATTTTTCTTAGGTCTCCCTCTCTTCTTAGATTTGGTCGTAGTCTCCATTTTGGAAATCTTCCCAATCCTCCCTGAGTCCTTCGTAGATTCTTGCTTTTCCATTTTTAATCGTATTCTTGATTGATGTTAATCCTATATCTGATTCTCTGTGAATCTTATTCATTGAGTTTCCTTCCATATGAATCCTCAGCATCTTCTCATCATACCAATGAAGATCACTCATCTCCTGCTCCATCTTCTGGATCAGTTTCTCCATCGCTGCCTTAGTCTCTGGAATATCCTCAAACTCCAGATCTATATCTTCCAGAGAAACCTTATTGATTTTCTTCTTCGCTCTCTGATACTTCAGAGCCGTATTGATGCAGGATCTATAGACATAAAAAAAGTTAAGGGAGTCCTCCTCATAAAAGTTGGTCCTCCCTTCGCTCTCCATTTCCAAAAGTCGTAAGAATACCATCTGAACTATATCAGAGGCGATCTGATAAGATCCATCAGTATACTCCTTAATGAATCCTGTTAATCGTTTGAAATTCTTTCTATAAAACTTTTCTATGCGATCCATGTTATACCTATAATCCCAATCCCTATGCCTATCTGAAGAAAGTGCAAAGGTGGTTCTCCATTCTCTGGAGGAAAGTAGGCATAATTGAATCCTACCATAAATCCAACAAGTGGGCTAAACTCTAATTCCATCTGCTTCTAATATAGTGATTTTTTCCTCCAATTCTAACACCTTCATTTTCAAGTTATTATTTTCACCTTCCAATTCCATGATTCTCATTCTCTGTCTAGTGAATTGAGCCATCAATGTATTATCCTTCTGAATCTCCAGAGAAGGCTTATCCACTAGGATATCCTTAGCCGTTTGATAGAAGAATCTATACATCTCACTCCAAGAATGATTAGTATCATGATTCTTGACTGCGTGATGAATCGTTGCATGATTCTTACCAAAAACCCTGCCCACCTGATGCAAGGTCATATATTTTCTCAGAGCAACCATCATTGCAGATCTAGCATATACCTGATCAAGTTTCCTGCTATTCTCTGGGATGATTCCTATACTCTCATAGTATGCACTTAATACTTCTCCTAATTCTTCCATTCTATCTCTTTCTCTTTATCTATTATTTTCTGAAATGGTATTCTATGTAATGATCCTGTTGAGGTATTCCTCACTATGTAATAACTAGATCCTACATCTATATCACTATGCTCTCCATCTACTCTGGTCTGTAAATATGCATGAGTCTCTATGCATATGAACTCCATTCCTGCAATACGGAATCTTTGACCATTACCCATCTTTCTCTTAAAATCCATCTATGTGTTCATCTACTATCTTCTGGAGTCTCTCATTCTCCTTCTTATAATCATACAACTCCTGCTTTAACTTCCCATTCTTAATCCTCGCATCTAGGATAGCCTTATCCAGAGTCGTGAAGTAATCTGTGATATGTCTATACACATTTGTTGTATCCATCAGGATATTAAACACCTCCCACATCTGCTCTGTGGTCATCGCTTCCTGATTCCCTAATTCTTTACTCACATAGTTAAGGACATTGATCAACTCAGCCTCCTTCTCCATGTAGTATAACTTGTTACCTTCAAAATGGAGATCCATCTATTACTCTTTCTTTACTTACCAAATCTAATCCATTTACTGCAAAGCCACAATTTCCTGTTGTGGATTCCATCCTGATAGGACTATCCAGAGGAGTAGGTCTACCTCCAGATTCCAACTCCTTGATCTTCCTCACATGAATATCTGTATAGATCCAATCCTGAGGATGCTGCGTAAATCTATGAACCACAAAGAAATCATCAGCCCTATTCACGAACTTACCACCACCTTCAACATCTGAAGCCATAGGAGGCATCGTATGTCCTGCATACTCATGAGAACCCTTGAATACTTTTCTCAATGCCTCCGTAGCAGGATGCGTATTCAGGATCATAGTTACTCCATACTCCTTGCAGAATTTCCTCAAATGAGAGGTTACTTCATAATGATACTCATGAGTAGATATTCCTTTCAGATCCTCCTTTCTAATGCTGAGAGAATTGTAAGGATCTATCATCATCCCATCAAACTCCCAAGCATCATAAACCTCCCTAGCTATATCCAACAACTCAAAAGCATTAACTATCAACTCTGAATCCAAGAAAGCCCAATGTCCTTCTACAAATGCATGATGTCTCCAGAATGTCGCTTCATCTATTTGATTGATAGGCTTCCCTGCTAGGAATTCAATAATCTTTCTCTGGAGAGATTGAACCTCATTCTCTGATGAATATATCAGCCACCTAGTTCCATTCTCTAAAGTGTGCAATAATTGGAGATAAGTCATAGTGTGAGTCTTACCTACATTAGCGTGTCCTGTTACTACTATGAAGTTCCCCTTTTTGAATCTGAGATAATCATCTATCTCATTGACTCCAAATCTTGATGCCTCAGCAATCAATCCTGCTCTAGCCTTCTCCAGATATCCTAGAGTCCTGTCTGATTTAATTATGTGTTTATGGATCATCCCTCTAAATTAACAATTAGTTTCAATATCTGAATATAAGATAAAAAAAAGAGAGGGTGGTCAATCCCTCTCTATATCCACTACTAAAACCAATTAAAATGGTAGATCATCATCTACCTGACCATTAACAACTGCCTGAGCCGTTGCTATCTTTTCCTCCCTTGAAGAGAAATGAGTATTATAATCTGCCTGAGGCTTACTGCCTTCTTCCATAACCCAAGCAACAAAAGAATCAGCTACCTTCAGAACATCTGTGCTCTTCGCTCCTTTATCCTTTAATAGATCAACTGCTGCTTTCAAACACGATTGCTTAACAATCATCTTCTGCTTGTCATCAGATCCAGATGAATAGTTCCCCTTAGGAGCATATCCACCACCTCCTGAATATACAGGCTTAATCTTGTTCCCATACTGAGTTGCATTCAACTCGTAATCTGCATCCTGACCAACATTGAATTTGTCCTGATCAGGCTTGACTGAAGAATACTCTCCAGAATCTCCATTGTCAAATGAGATGAAGAACTTGTATAAAGTCTTTCCATCTCTTAATTGGTAATCTCCCTTTGGAGTTACACTAACCACTTTTCCTGTTTTCATGATTATTTGTTTGATTGATTTTCTAAAACTGCTAAATGAGCCTCCAACATATGGAGTTTCTCTTTCATCCATTCAGATCCTGATTGATCTGCGAATCCTTGTAGATCATCTATGATCTGGTAAATGTTCTCTGTATTCATATCTCTCTTATTAAATCCTTCTCTATCTAAGATTTGTTCCTGCCGCTCTTTCATTACTTCCACTCGTTTAGCTTCTTATCCCAGTAAGCGAAAAATTCTGAGGTGCTTAGCTCGTATGTTCTAAGAACTAAAGCTTTATCTGCGAAGATATCATCGTTAAACTTCTCTAACGATACCGAGTAATTTCCGTTAGCTTTCTTCCAGCAGTCTAGCTTACGACCTTTACCGATTAATACGGCTTCCTTAAGATCGTGTCCTTCGTGAGTGGTAATGATTGTGGCTTCTTGTACTTGTGTTGTAGTTTTCATATCTCTCTCTCTTTTGATACTTCAAAGAAAAAAAGAAATACTGAGATATCAAAACTATTTGTGAATTATTTTTCCCTTTATCAGGATCAGAGATGAATTCTTAGGAAGATCCTCCTTAGGTTCTATCGTTACCCTGTTGATGAATTTCTTATTATCATCTGCTATCATCCCAGAATCTACTAGAGCATCCTGAGTAAACTTGATAGCCATAATGCAGTTGTCCAGATCATAACGATAATTAACCTGAGCAGTAATAGAACAGGAGATGAATTGAAAATCATAATCCAACTGCTGAGATACTATCTCCTTCCATTTAGTCTTCTCCTTAGATCTGAATGTCCAATGAGGAGAAGAGTAGAATTTATTTAGACTTGGAATCTTACCTAGTTCTATCTGGATCTCTATGTGGTCAGTCATATCCTAATCTCTTTCCCATCTCAGGATCTAGATCATAGATCTTCCTAATATATCTTCTCTCCTCTTCCTTAGCATATATCCTCTCCTCTGGAGAAGATTCAATTCCTAAATTCTGGAAGAGCATAGCCATCTCATGAAGATATCTATCAATATTAGGATCTCTCATCTGATTCCTTGATTTCATATAATTTACCATCTATGATCATCTTCACATAGAATCCTTCAACTGCCCAAGATGTAAATCCTTGTTGATTTAACATCACCGCAATTCTCTGGGCATCTCTAAACTCCATCTGTTGTGGTATTTACCATACTCATAATCTGAGAGATTTCTATCATAGAATCCAAAATGAGAAAGAAAGTGATTGTGATAATCATCTTCTAACTCTCCTCTCTCTATTTGATTACTTATCTTTTTTCTATCCATAATAATTCTCTGTAAGAGAATAATAGTATTATAGTATTATATATAGTAGTATATATAGTAGTATAGTTACTTAAGTAACTTAATAAGTAGTAAGGTATATAGTATTATTGAGATAATCAAGATATATAAATACTTTCTATCAAAGTTTTTTTCCTGATAGATAACCTGAGGAACTTTAATCTCCTTCCTGATCCTGATAGTATCTGGTAAACATTCAGCTTCTACCCTCAGAGTATCATAGAGCCTATTTAACTTGATTCTAACGGAGTTTCTCTCCAAAGTGATAGTATCATACTCCTGAAGAATTATAGTGTCTCTCAGGGCTTTATTTTCGGTTACTACGATTGTATCCACCTTCAGGGCAACTGAATCTAGGATCTGAGGATCTTTTGCAATCGCACGATTTAGGTGATACTTCACACCACAAGCCGAAAAGAGCAGGGTTATTATTCCTGCTCCTATTATATTTCTTAGCCATTTAAGATCCACACGCTTCACAATCTGGATTGTCTATAGAACATGCCTGTTCATTCTTATCACTTGTAGTTAGCTCATCTACAAAATCAGCGAAATCATCGCTCAACTCAAAATCATTCTCCATCCTTCACAAAAAATAAAACAAATGCAACACCAAAGAATGCTCCTGCTTCAGTAAGAGATGCCTTCTCCATACCTACCATCAACATTCCAGAAAGAAACAAGATAACCCCTGCTAGGGTAGTTTTCCAATTCCTGAATACTCTATCTATCATCTTTATTCATAATATACCATCTCTGCAATGTATAACCTATAGAAGCCAACAAAAGCAGAATCTTCAGAGCAGCCTCAACATTTGAGAAGCTAATAGCAAGGGTACTGATATTCATTAGATAAACTTTGAAATCTGTCAAATTCATAACCTTGCGTATTTTATCTTTTTATGATCTCTAAATGCCTTCAGGATCTCTCCTCTATTATTCTC